GAACGTGGTAGTGACATTTCAACTCCTGTGCGCTTATCTGCGCGGTGAGCCGGCATAAGCCGGGGTTCACGATTCGGGGTCACGGGTTCGGTGCCGTTGGCCTTACCGGCACAGAGCGTTCGCCCACAAAAAAACCGCCTCCCATTGCTGGTGAAGCGGCTTTCTTGTGAGGCCCGGCGAACCGGGCGTTGGGATTACTGGCTGTATTTCTTGTTGACCACCTCGCGGGCGTCCGACAGTTCTTTGGCGAGGTCTTTAAGGCATTCCGTTCGGCCCTGGAGTTTGTAGACCTGGACGGGCTCGGGCACCCGCTCCAACTGGTCCCGGGAGTCCTCGCGCCGGGCCTTGAGGATAGCCAGCAGGCGCTGACCGTCCGGGGTTTGTGCGATTCGGGCCAGCGCTTTCCAGTCCTGCTCGTCCATCTTCGTTCACCATGTTGAGGATTTCCGCCATCAGCTTCTTGGCTTCCAGCGGGGTCAGGGTCTGCGTTTTCTGCGTGTCCGCGCGGGTTTCTTCGGTTTCGGCGGTCGCCTTGTCGGCCTTGGCCATCTTCTCCTGAGCCTCGGCCTGCTTAATCATCGTGTCCAGCTTCTGCATCATTTGCTGGGCTTCACTCTGGCCCTTCGCGTTCTCCAGCATCTTGTCTTCGGACGGAATCAGGCCGGGCATGTCCAGCTTCTCGGCCACGGCTTCCAGCAGATCCCGGCGACCTTCCCGGCCAATGATGCCCATATCAATCTCATTGGCGGTCATGCCCAGGAACTCGGCGCGCATCTGGTGCGTTTGCTCACGAATCAACATGGCGGACGAGCCGCGCGGCACCACGGACACGTCGCCCTTGATGCTCTTGTCGTCGCTGTACTGCATGTTGTGCAGCCACAGCGCTTCGATCACACGGCGAATCACGCCCCGGTCAATGTGGCGAATGGCGTCCTTGATGCCCTTGTTGGCGCTTTCCATCAGCATGGACAGCCCGGTGGCGGTCTGCCCGGCCCCGCCCACGCGCTCGTTGCCGTAGCTGTAGCGGGGAATGTTGGTGGCGTCGTCCGCGCGAATCTCGAACTTCTCGTACACCGTCAGCAGCTCGGCGGCGTTGCTGTTCGGCTGGTAGAAGCGAATGGCCGGGTTGTTGCCGGTGACGTTGGAATCTTTGGTTTTCCAGATTTTCCACGGGTAGATGTCGCTGGCGTCTTCGGTCGGATCCAGTCGTTCTTCGTACACCTCCACCTGCGGGCCGGAGCTGATCGCCAGGTTGTTGACCAGCGAGCGGGCCGTGGCGTTGCACACGTCCTGAATGTCTTTCATCAACTCCGGAATGCCCTGACCCCAGAACGAGCCTGGCACCGGCTGGAAACTGGCGGTGTGGTACGGCCGGCGCTCCAGCGGGTCACGGTTGATCTTGACGCGGATCACGTGTTGACCGATCAAGGTGGCTTCCACCTCGTACTCGGCCAGCGGGTCTTCGATGTCGTCCGGGTTGACGCCCCACTGCAGCAAACTGGTGCCTTGTGCGCCCCCGCAATAGATCAGCCCGTCAATGGTCTGGCCCCGGGTCAGCCACTCGTTGCCGCGCCCTTCCAGTTCCGCGCGCTCGCCATCGCTCCAGAGCCAGTCGCGCAGGCCGGTCTGGCCGTGCTCTTCCAGCACTGAGCGAATGGCTTGCTCGTCGTAGGACGGCACCCCCAGCAACTTGTTCAGATGGCTGCGGGTAAAGCGGCAGCGCTCGATGATGTAGGCGCCGTTATCAATGTCGGTGGCGTCCGGGCTCGGGTAGATGTCGAACGGGGAGACGCGGTACCAGTCCGGCCGGATTTCCATTTGCTTGACCGGCTTCCAGCCTTCCATCCACGCCAGCGTGGAGACGCGGCGCAGGTTGTGCCCCCGGATAAAGGCGTTCGGGAAGGTCACAAAGTCGTCCACAAAATCGGTCAGGGCGGCGTCCCAGTCGCCTTCGGCCAGTTGATCCTCAATCACGTCTTCGTGGCGCTCGGCCGCTTCTTCGGCCCGTTCCTGTGCCGCGTGGCGAATGTGGTTTTCCGCCTTCTTCATCACCGCCTGCGGGTCCAGTTCTTCGCCAGACTGCTCGGCCGCCATGGCCGCTTGCTGGATGAACGCCTGGAACACGGGCTGAAGGAATGCCGGCGGCACTTCAGCGACCGGGGTTGGATCCAGTCCCCAGGGTTTCTCATTGGTCGGCATCAGAATGTCACGCACCCAGGAGGCGGCCGCCCGGCACTTGGTGGCCGTCAGCATCATAAAGATGCCGCTGCCGCCCTCTTGCTGAATCGCGGCCAGCTTGCTCGGGTCGTACTCGCCCTTGCGGCGTCTGAGGCAGTCCAGCAGGCGGTATTCCGTCTCCTGCTTGGCCATCTTGGCTTCTTCCCAACTGCGGCGTATGTGCGCGCCCAGCGAGCTTTCCACGGCTTCCCGGCGACGGGCCTGCTCATCGGCCAGTTGTTGCGCTTCTTCGCTTTCTTCCGCGCGCAGATCGCCGGCGGATTTGTACTGCAGAAGCCCCAGATTAGCCATTGGCGGCCGCCTCTTTGGTCAGAATGTCGTACACCGCACTGTTCATCAGCTTGGTGTTGCGCCGCATCTTCAGCCCGTTGCGCAGCATTTCGCCCAGGCGCTCGAACAGGTCGGTCATGTACCCGCCCGGGTTGGCGCCGAACTCGTCCATGTCGATGTTGAAATCGACCTTGAAGTTGTCCTTGGTCACAAACTGCAGGCGCACTCCCAGCTTCGGGTCGGTGACGCGCCTCTCCAGAATGATCGGATCAATCTGTATGTAATTCGCGTCGTTGCGAACGCGCCCGGACGGCACCGGCAACCCGGCTTCGTGAATGCTTTTCGCCACAATCACCGCCACTTCGCGCTGGCTCAGGTTGATCGGCTTGTCGGTTTCCAGAATGGCCATGAACAGCTCCTTCAGGTGTGTGCAGCCCAGTTCCCGCGACGACGGACCGGGTGAGCGATTCGATTGGGGCGAACGACGGAATCAATCGGGTGGAATGTCAGGGCCAGACTGTCGGCCTTGTCCGGGGAGGCAACGCCCCGCTTCTTCATATCTTTCTTCGATTCCATCTGAATGCGCAGCTTGTTGTCGTAGCCGTATTCGATGCTGGTCAGGTCGTCCATTAGCTCCCGGTCGCCCGGCGGCAAATCCGCCTCGGTCAGCCAGACTTTGATTTGCCCCCAGAGCCAGGCACGGATATTCACAAACTCTTTTGGGTCTGGGGCGGTGCCGGCCGGCTGAACGTCAACCACTGGCAATTTGAATTTGTTGAGTTGATCCACGACGCCACCACCAACGCCCGGCCCATCCACGCAGATGGCCACAACGTGCCCGCTGTCCAGGTATAGGTCGCGGGCCTTGTCGGCCACCTCAATGGTGTCCAGGCCTCGGTACGCATACTGATAGTGGATTTTTGGACCTTGACGAAGCGTGATAACCGACTGATCGTTGCCGAATCGGGCCACGTCCACGCCCATGATGAGCGGGTAGTGCGCAAACACCTGCGGAGGCTGCTCTCGCTGCTGCGCCTCCCGAACCAGATCCTCGCTGATAAACTGGCTTTCAGATACGCGAGGGAACTCGCCCCGAACGCGGACGCGGAAGAAGTCGGAATCCTCGCCGTAGTCCTCTGCCCACTGCTCGATTTCCAACTTGTTCGTCATGCGGCAGGTGCGGGAATCCACTTGCCGGTTGTTCCAGCGGTGGCGCATGGACCGGAAACATTCGCGGAACCGTCCGGTGTTGCGAACCGGGTTGCCGTAGACGAGCCAAAAGGCGCCCGGGGTCGTCATTGCCCCCTCGGACACCTCCCAGATTGTATCGGCAACGGCGCTGGCCTCGTCGTAGATCACCAGAACGTCTTCGGCGTGTAGTCCAGCGAAGGCGTCGGAGTTGTTTTCACTCCAGGCAATGGCTGTGACGCCCCACGTTTCCGGGCTTTCAATGGCGTAGAAGCGGGTCGCCGTCCAGTTGAACCAGTGCTTGTTGACGGCTCGCTGGTGCCAGACTGACAGCTCTCGCCAGGTGGTGCTGTTTAATTGCGCCTGCGTACCGGCTGTGATTCGTCCAGCGCAATGCGGTCGCGTGCTGCAGAACCAAAGAATAATCCAGGCCGTTTCGGCAGACTTGCCGATACCGTGACCGGAAGTGGTGGCATCGCGCATGGCGACTTCTTTGCCGCTGCGTATGTGGTCACGAATCGCGTTAAGTTGGTCACGCTGCCATTCGTCGGGGCCGTCAGGGTACTTCTCAAGGGGTGTGCCTTTTTCGCCCCAAGGGAAGGCAAGCAGAACATAGCGCAGCGGATCGTCCCAACACTTTGCAATTTCCTCGCGCAGCAAGCGCTCAGATGATTCACTCATCCAGCTCTTTTACGCGATTAATGCCGGCAAGCAGGGCGTCAGCCAGCGACTCATGCTTTTGCTTGTTGTCCTTCTCATACGCCCCCAGGTACTTCATCAGCTTTTCCAGCGAGCTGTTCTTGTCGGCAATCTTGTACTCGGTGATGGTGGCCAGCGTGCTGTCAGCCCCAATCGGGATTTCGCGCACCTTGATGCCAGCAATGGCGGCCGCCTCGTCGTCGTCCAGCTCGGGATTCGGCAGCGTGTTAC